ACAAACACTAGAGCAGAAGAATTAGATCAAGATATTAGACCATACTTATCAATCGTTACTCCTGAGAATGTTTTAGATTGGAATTTTGAAAGACAAGTTAATGGTAAGTACGAACTTAACTATTTAAAGATTAGAGAAGAAGTAGATAGAGAGGGTGGCACATACATGAGAATTTGGTATCCTGATAGAATAGATACTATTTACATGGCTGAAAGAGAAGAACCTAGATTGATAGATTCTGCACCTAATATGATTGGTAAAATACCAGCAGTTATTTTGTACAATTCTAAATCTCACAAAAGAGGAATTGGCCAATCTGATTTAACTGACATAGCTGATCTACAAAAATCTATCTATAACGAATACTCTGAAATGGAACAATTAATCAGATTAACTAACCACCCATCATTAGTTAAAACTCCAAGTGTAAATGCAAGTGCTGGTGCTGGTGCAGTTATTGAAATGCCTGATGAATTAGAGCCAAACTTAAAACCATATTTACTTCAACCATCTGGCCAAAACTTACAAGCTATTATGGAGTCTATAAATAACAAAGTACAATCTATAAATAGAATTGCACACACAGGGGCAGTAAGAACAGAAAAAACTAATATTAGTTCTGGTGTTGCACTACAAACAGAATTTGAATTATTAAATGCTAGACTATCTGAGAAAGCTGATAACTTACAAATAGCAGAAGAACAATTATTTAGACTATATGCTATGTTTCAAAATACTACATTTGATGGAGAGATTAACTATCCTGATTCATTTAACATTAGAGATTACGCAAGTGATCTTATGTACTTCCAACAAGCTAAAGCACTTAACATTGGTTCATCTACATTTGCTAAAGAAGTTGATAAAGAAATTGCAAGAGCAGTTATTGATGATGATGAGAAGTTAAACGAAATATTTGATGAGATAGACCAAGCATCAGAAGTAGGTCAATTCACACAAGACGAACCAGAACAAGAAGATCAAGAAGTAGAACAAGAACAGATATAATGAATGTCCGATATAGTAAAAGATGCAACACTTTACAGAATCAAGCAAATAGAACTTGCTGAGGCAGAATACTATAAATCACTTATTACAACATTAGACAGAATAGAACGAGAAGTAATTTCTTCTGTTAGTAAATTACCTTTAACAGATGGCAAGTTAGTTGAACTACAATCAGCTATAGCAATTAGACCACAGATAAAAGCTATTTTAGAAAAAGAATATCTTAAATGGTCAGATACAGTTGTTAGAGAGGGTTTTAATAAACAAGCTAAACGAATAGAAAAAGCATTTAAAAGAATTGGTAATATTCCTATAGAGTTTCAAGAATTAACTAAAGGCGATAAAGCATTAATACAAAATTTAAAGCAACAATATTTTACACAGTTTAAAGATGTATCAAATACATTTACAAGACGATTATCAGAAAAAGTTTATCAAAATACATTAGTAGGTAGTGAGTTTGCAGTATTAGAAAAAGAACTAAGACAAACTATCAATGGTATTTATGCTAGTTCAGATGACCCTGAGATAACTAGACTAGTAGAATTTGTTAATGAGAATAAGTTTGTAAAGTCTCAACAATCAGCAGTTGATAAAGCAGTTCAAACATTACAATCTAAATTTGCTAGAGATCGTGCTGGAGAAAATATGAAAAGATATGCTGGTCAAATACTTAATGATTCACTAAGAGATTTTGACGCAACATTAAACTTTAATAAATCACAAGATGCTGGTTTAACTTATGTAAAATACTATGGAGATGTAATACCTACCACTAGAGAAATTTGCAGAAATGTAATTAATGGAGTATATAACAAGAGGAAAAGTGGACTTTTCACAGTTGATGAAGTCAACACACTTTGGGCAAGTAGAAGTTGGTCAGGAAAAAAATCTGGCAATCCTTTAATAGTTCGAGGTGGTTATAATTGTCGTCATCAATGGTCTTATGTCAATCCTGATTGGTATGACAGCAAAGGCGAACTAATAATATAATATAGGAGAAAACAATGTCCGAAGAACAAACAAATGTTGCACCAGAAGTACAAGCAACTGAAACACCAAAAGAAGAAGTAAAAGTAGAAACACCAGAACAAAAAACTTTTACACAAGAACAAATAGATAACATAATCAAAACAAGACTTGAAGCAGAAAAAAATAAGTATGAGAAAAAACTTCAAGAAGAAGAAAAGCAAAAAGCTGAAATTCTAAAACAAAAAGAATTAGAAGAAGCTAAAACTAAGCAAGACTTAGAAAAGATAATGCAAGAAAGATTATCTGAAAAAGAAAAAGAATTGCTTAACTACAAGACTCAGATCAAGAAAGAAAAAGTAGATAATTCAATACTATCAGTTGCTAATAGAGAAAAATCTATCAACGCACAGCAAGTAGTTTCTTTATTAAAAGATGAAGTTAGATACACAGATGATGGTCGTATAGAAGTAGTTGATAATAATTCTAATGTACGATATAACTCAAAAGGAGAACTACTTACAATAGAAGATCGAGTTAAGGAGTTTTTAGATAGCAACCCACATTTCCGTCAAGGGTCATTGTCAGGTTCAGGAAGCCAGAGTGCTATTGGTGGTAAAACTGTTAAACCTTTTAATCTACAGGACTTGGACTTAACAAAACCAGAAGATCGTAAAGCCTATTCAGAATATAGGAAGAAACGAGATTCAGGGGCTGTTGAGATTAATTTAAACAATAAATAATTAATAGGATAATAACATGGCAAACGAAAGTACAAGTAGCACACTCTCGGAACTATACACTGAGATTGTAGCAGAAGCACAATTTGTAGCTTCAGAAAAATCCATCATGAGAAACTTAGTTAAAAACTATGCTATCACGGGTGGTGGAAAAGCTGTTGAAGTTCCTGTTTATGCTCAAGTATCAGCATCAGCAGTAGCAGAAGCAACTGATCTATCAAACACAGCAATCAACCCTAGTTCAGTAACTATTACTGCATCTGAGGTTGGTGTTATGACTACTCTAACTGATTTAGCAAGAAACTCAGCACCAAGAAATGTTGCTGGAGATATTGGTAAGTTATTTGGAGAAGCACTAGCAACTAAACAAGATACAGATTTAACTGCATTGTTTAATGGCTTTAGTGTTGCATTAGGAGATGGTTCTACAGCTATTACTCCAGCAGTATTATTTAATGCTCTTTCAACTTTAAAAGAAAACGCATTACCTACTGATGGCTGTCAAGTTGTACTACACCCTAAGATCGCTTATGACCTTAAATCTGGTTTTACTAATACTTTTGCTGGTTTAGATACTGAATTATCTAACGAAGCATTAAGATCAGGACACATTGGTAAAATAGCTGGTATGAATGTATTTGAAACTTCAAATATGGCTAATACAGGAACAGCTGGAGATTACAAAGGTGGTGCGTTCCATAGAGATGCACTAGCAATCGCAATGATGCAAGATGTTAAAATCGAAACTCAAAGAGATGCTTCTCTTAGAGCAGACGAAATCGTTGCAACTTCTGTGTATGGTGTTGGAGAAATCCATGACTCATACGGAGTTGAATTACATTACGATTCATCTATCCAAGCGTAATAACGCTTACTTTGTGGGGGCTAGAAATAGCCCTCGCAACTAACACAAGGAGATAAAATGGTAAAATTAATATTATCAAATGAAAAAATGGTTACTCTTATTAGAGGTAACAAAACAATCACTAGAAGCGAATTAGATTATCAAACTAATAAAGCTATGTATGATTTTAGAGGTTTTAAACAAGCAGAAGATGTTGTAAAAGAAGTTAATGAGATTGTTGCAGAAAATGTAGTACCTCTTAAAAAGAAAAGAAAAACAAGGAAAAAGAAATGAATAAAATAATTATAATGAAAGCTAAAAAGTGGTCTAAATGGGTTTGGATTAAAGCTAAAAATAACCCAATGTATTCTATTCCTTTAGTTTTAGTAATTGCTTATTTAATTTGGAAGTAAATTATGGCTAATTATACGGGTGCAGATGTTATTACCACATCAGATGTTTTAAAATATCAACCTGATGCGTTTGATTTTGGTATATCTACAACTGCTACAGAAACTACAAACTTTCTAGCACAAACTACTAATGATATTTTTAGACAGTTAAGAATAGAATGGTGGCCTGTATATAAAACAAATATATTTACAGATATTACAGTTCTTAATACTGCTGAGATGGTTAATACAAAAGTTAATTTAGATCAGTTTGAACGGGCTGGTGTTTATCTATTTCTTGGAAGATTCTATTTACCAGCATTAACTAAATTTAGACCAGAAACAGAAAAAGATAGATTTGAAAGAATGCAAGAATACTACATGAGCCAATACAATATTGAATGGAGAATGATATTAGAAGATGGTGTAGAATATGATGTAGATGCTGATGGAACTATCATATCAAACGAGAGAGAACCTTTACATGGATTTAGAAGATTGACTAGATAATGGCT